TGATTAAACTTAGAAGTTAATTTATCGTTTTCTGCTTTTACTTTTTTTGCATAATCAAGTGCTGCTTGTTTTTGTCTCTCAGCTTCTTTTGCTTTCCAAGTTAAAGTATCTATACGCTTTTTTACATCATCTCGATGCTCTGAAAGTTCTTTATCTTTTTTCTGTTCAGCAGTTTCCTGCTGTTCTTCTTCATCTTCTTCAACTTCTATATCTAAAGTAAGTTGCTCTTGCTCTTCGGATTTTAATTCTTCTTTTTCTTGAACTTGTGTATTATCCATTTGTTACTCCTTATACGTTTAAGATATCTCTAGGATCTGTTATTACAGCCAAAACTTCATCATCATTTAATAATCGAGGCTCTGCACCTTGAATTTTAAATCTTGATCCTGCATATCGACCAAATAAAACCCAATCACCTTTTTTACACCAAGGACCATCAGGAAATTTATTTTCATCTTTATATGCATCTGGACCTAAACTAACAACATAACCTGTATTCGTTGCTAAATTAGATCTTTCTATAGTTTCATCTGCGTAGATTATACCATTCTTTTCTTTTGGTATCGTATAAGGAAGGATTAAAATTCGCCAACCTGTAGGTTTTGGTAACCTTTCAAGGGCAGATTTATTATCTTCTTCCTTTGGTAATCCAAACGTAGATGGATCTAAAGGATTAGAAGTTGACTTCTCAGCCAAGCGTTCCTGTTCTATACCTCGTTTTACGTGGTCAGGAACGAAAAGTGTTTTAGACATTGTCAGCATTCTCCATTCTATTTGCTACATTTTTTAAAGTTTCTTCTACGTGGGCAAGAGCAGAAAGTTGCCCCATAACATTTTGATATTGTTCCATAGAAGCAATACCATTCGACATAAGCATTTCGCTTAATTCTGCTCGTCGTTCTGTCACTATCTTTTTTAAAAGATATTGAAAATCCATTATTTAAGACCTGTAAATTTTATCCCTTTTATCGCAGCACCTCCACCTTTTGAATTTCCTGCTGCACTTGCTTCATCAGCCATATAGTTTTGCATATCTTCACCAGTACCACTTAAACCACCCATGCTTCTACCTTTTACTTTTATTTTTCCAAGCATTTCTTGTAATTCTTTAGGGTCAAGACCAAGCTCTCTTTGAATATCTAAATCAATTATCGCTATATTATCTGGATCTGTTTCGTCTTTTCTCATTTGTATAAATTTTTTAGCTTCTTTTTTACCCATAATTATCTCCTTGTTGCCATTGATGTTTGTGCTTTTAATGCTGCTATATCTTCGTCTGATTGGATTTCTCTTTCTTTTATTTGCCCATCTTGTTGTAATTTTGCTGCAGCGAGTTCTTGTCTTGCTCTATCGGCAGATGCTTTTCTTTGTACTTCTGCAGCTTCTATTTGTAGTTCTTGTTCTTTTAATTTTACAATAGGATCGAATTGACCTGTTCCTGCTATTTGCTGTGCCATTTGACTAATCTCCTGAGTTGCTTGTGCTGTTGCTTGAGCTAATAAGGCTTCTTGTTCTGGAGGTAGTGCCATTCCTTCTGCAGGTAATGGTTGACCTATTATTTGTTCAACTTGTTGTCTATACTTTAACGCCAAATGTTCTTGCATATGTGCCATAAGCGTTTGCATTGCCATTTGATTCCTTTGTATATTTGGATCTTGTAAAAAAGCTGAGTGCGTAGCCACGTGTGCATCGTGATTTTGTTGTGGAAACGCTTTAAGTGGCTTCGCCATAAGAGCTTCAGCATTTTCACTTGCTGGATCTTTTGGAACCATTTCAGCTTTAGGTGGTAAAATTGAATCGATATTTTGAACACCCAACGCTGAATACATTCTTCTATATGCTTCTTGTAAGTCATGGATCTGTGGTGCTGCCTGTGCTAGTTGAAGTTGTGTTTGAGCCATAGAGATACGTTGGCTCATGCTAAACATTGCAGGATCACTTACTGGAATAACATCGATACGATCATCGAAATCGTTAATTTTCACAGTAGTTTCAGCTCCTGGAACATTATATGGATATTCTGGAGATAAAGATTCTTTCATTACTTCAGCTAATATTTTTAATTCTTGTCTTTGAGCGAAATGTAATCTTTTATGTATTGCTGATAATATTTTTGTGCCTTGTTCTAATAAAGCAACTGTCGTACCAACTGGCATCGCTTGATTACTATCTCCTACATTTATATCAGCTACTGAAGCAAATCTTCTTCCACTATCTATTAATACACCTAACATTTGTAATAAAGTTGCTGATGGTTCTTTATAAGGAAGTGGCATAATCGCTTCACGGATCGAAGATCCTGGAGCATCTACATCTCTAAATTCTCCAGGTTGTAATGGCTGATCATCATCTCGAACTCTTAATCCTCTCGACTTAAATCCTGCTGGTAGATTAGCTAATGTTCCTGCATCAATAAGTTGTCTTAATATTGAAGTAGCAGATTTAGTTAATCCACCAATCATATGAATTAAACCAAAACCATAAAACCCTAATCCAGGAGTAAATTTATAATGAGTAAAATATCTAATTCTTTGTTTTAATGGATCATCCTCTTTAAAATTTCTTCTTATAGATAAGACATCCATATCTTCAGTTAATGTAACAATATACGGTAATGCTATTCCTGTTGGCTGTTCATCTTCATCAAGATCTTCATATCCTTCTATATCTAAATCAACATGCATTTCTAATAAAGTTACTACATCAGACATATTAGCTGATTTTCTAAAACCTGTAATACTTTGTACTTTTTCTTTAGCTTCTGAATCATCTAAGCCTTCGTCTTCAAATATTTCTATATCTCTATAGAACCCTGATACTTGTAATTTTCTTAAATCGTTATAATTCATAGTAACGACATGAGTAAAACGAGGACAAGTTTGTAAATTACTTTCAGTATAAGATACAACTAAATCATCGGCAGGAACAAATTTACTTACTGGTCGTTTTAAATTTTGATCATAATAAGTCTTTTTAAAGGCAGATCCTGTTAAAGGTAAGTAATATAACATTTGATCTAATTCAGGGTCGAATTCTTCCATGACATCAAGTATCATGTAATTCATAAAACCTCTTACCCTTTCGGCTTGGTCTTCGACTTCTTTCGTTGTTTCACCGACGATCCTCGTTTGGACTGGACCCCCTGGAGGGAGGAGTTCTTTGTACGCTTGGCTTTGGAACTGCGTCGCACTTTCTGCGAGGAGGGGGTGGTAGACCCCTGACGCCCCCCTGAACGGTTCACTTCTTTCATCAGTGCTCGTTCCAAGGAGATCAAGTCCTTCTGTGTAGCTGTCGAGCCACTCTTGCCTCGATTCTGTATCTTCTTTATAGGATTCAATAAGATCGGCAGCCATTTCGCTAAGTTGAGCTTCGTCGATATTTTCTGCCAAATTTTTGAAAAAATCATCTGTATCCCCTTTTTCTGGTTCCTCTTCATAATTTACTATAGCACTACCATCGTCTAAAAGAACAGTATTATCAGCATCAAATTCTATTTCTGATGTTTCTTCTTCTACTTCGATTTCTACTTCATCATCAGGAGAATTAACAATTTTTAACGATTTATTTTTTTCTATTGCCATTTTTACCTCAATAGTAAACGAATTGTCTTACGCTATGTTCTAATTGTTCGTCTTCATAATCAGACGGATGTCTTAAAAATCCCCCTTGACGAAATCGTAACATAGCCTGAGTAGTGGAATCGACCAAATCATCATGATCACCATTAGGGAATTCCGTAAGCTCTTCAACAAGCTCCTCTGCCCACCTTGTTTCTGGCACCCACACGAGTCCTGACTCGAACAAAGGTGCCACTGCATTAGTCCTAGCAATTTTATCCTGCCCTCTGTTTGGCGAATAGTTTTGTACAGGAATACCCATCGCCCTTAATTCTTGTGTTAATGGCATTCCTGATGCTTTAGCTTCGATGATAACTGAATCTGGCTCCCATTGTAAATAACTTTCGTGAGCAACTTCTTTTAATTCAGGAAAAGTATATCTATCTCGGATAGAATCTAACAAAATTATATTAACTTGATCAGCTTCATTTACTTTAAAAACACCCCAAGTCGTAATCGCACTATAATCTGCTCTTTCTGACTTTAAAAAAGCAGTATCATAGCTTTGAATTATAAATTCTACTAGTGGGGGGTCAGGTTTTTCCCAAATATTAATCCATTCTTTCTTAATTATTGCTCCATCACCCCCTGTTGGCTCTTGCATCCACTGAGCAGACCATTTTGAGTGGGGTAAAGACGCTCGAATACCTTCTAATTCGTCAATTTTCCAAAATTCTTCCCAAACTGGCTTACCAGATGGCATAATTGCAGGAAATTCTATCAGTTCCCACTTATCTGCTTTTAAATCTGACATCTGTGCCTTTAATAATTGACCTGTTAAGTCCTTTTTTGACCATCTAGTCATTACTAAAATGATAACACCTCCTGGTTGGAGCCTCTGTCGAGGTCCAGATGTGTACCATTCGTATGCCATTTCCATTGCCGTTTCGCTTAATGCGTCTTGTTCCGAATGTGGATCGTCAATTATTAAAATATCAGCACCTCTACCAGTAATTGCACCTCCTACACCAGACGCAAAATACTCTCCACCTTCGGTTGTTTCCCATCGACCTGCTGCTTTTGAGTCAGCACGTAACGAAACATTAGGAAAAACTTCTTTATATTCTCTTGTATCTACTAAATCTCTAACTTTTCTACCAAATCGTACAGCAAGTTCACCTGTATGTGTTGCTTGAATTATTTTTAAATCTGGTCGAATACCCAAGAGCCAAGATGGAAGCATATATGACGACATTTCTGATTTGGAATGTCGTGGAGCCATATTAATAATAACTCGTTTTAACTCCCCTCGTGCAATTTTATTAAATTGTTCGCACATTATCCTATGGTGTGCACCTTCGATAAAAGAACTCCACATCGTTCTAACGAAAGTTAAAAAATCTCCTCGGCATTCTTCTTGGAGCTTTCTTCGTTTTAATTCGTCTGTAAGTAAATTTAATTCTAATAATTCGTCTCGTTTTAATTCACCTAGATCAGTAGACGAAATATATTTTTCTACATCTTCTAAACTATTAAGGTGCATCAGATTCTCTGCGAAAATATACATCTACATGGGCTTCGCATTTTGGACACGATAAATTAGTTACCATCGAATATTCTTCTTCGTCTTCCAAATCATGGTCACCACCCCAAATTAATTTTGTACCACAATGGTAACAATCCATTATTTTTTGCCCCTTGCTTTTTCTGCAAGATCAGATGTTAAATCTTTTAATGAAAAATTTTCTATAGCCCCTACTATACTACCAAGTGGTCCTTCTCGACTGCCACCAGCGACAGCTCCTATATCTTGTAAAGCTAATCCTTTACTTATTACTTGAGCTAAAGGTTGCATAGGGTTAGGAACAAGAGATAAAAGACTTGTTATCCCTCTACCCACTTGTTTAGGAGTTATTGAAAAACCTCCTGTGCTAGGTCCTAGAGGTCCTCTATCACCTCCTGGTCTTCCCAGTTCTTTTACCGTAACATTTTCTCCTCCTAAATTAGGATTAAAATTAGGATCAGTCATTGTTAATCCCATGTTTGTATTTGGTCCACCCATTACAGAAATATTACCTTGAGGGCTTACACTAAAAGTTACTGAACCTATACCCTCATCTCCTCCACTAGCTGTCGCTCCTAACCCTGCCGAAACAGCTTGTTGATCAGCTAAAGAACTTTCTAATCCCATCTCATCTTCAGGATTAAAAAAAGTAGGAATACCAAATAATGAACCAATCCCTCCACGGTCTTGTAATAATTGGGCTTCTTGGGGATTGATATATGCGAGCATGTGTGGCTGACCACTAATCGTGGTTTGCTTTGGAACAGCTTCTGTTGGGATAGCCGATACTCCTGCAACTCTCATAAAGAACTCCTTTTTTCCAGATATAACTGATTTGTAAAAAAATTAAAACCAAAAAAGATCCTATCGTAAAATTTTTGACATATCGGGTGGCAACCTTGCACTTTAGTGCTTAAATAAAAGTACCTATTTTATATTAGGGTGGTAGCCCCTAATATATTAGCCTTTATAATAGGGTGGTAGCCCCTAGAATAAGCGTTGATAATGATAATCATTATCAACTAGTAGCAATTAAAAAAGGGGGCTAGTAGCCCCCTTAATTAGCCTTACTTTATAGTAAGGTATTTAGTAGCATTAGCACCACCGTAGTCTTTACCGTAGCCACCTAGCCTTTGATTGTAGTGAGTGAGTATTTTATCTACAGGCTGACTAGCCTTTAGATCGTAATTATCATCACCACCTTTATTATTAGCCTTTAATTCAGCTACTAATTGGGCTTTAGTAGCTTTACCACCTAATTTAGCTAAGGTATTAACTATTATCTTAGCTTGTCTAGGTAGGGGCTTAGCTACTAGTAACGTAGCTACGTCATCATTTAAAGCGTAACTAGAAGCTTTACCTGACGTACTAGGGGTAGGTACGGCTAATACAGCATCAAGTACCTTAGAGTTAGAATTTTGGCTAGTAGCCACCTTATTATTATTAGACATGATATTCTACCTTTCTTGTCTAGTTATAGGGGCTAGACCACCTAGCCCCCTTACTAATTATAATAATTATTATTTTACTAAAGTAAAGTAAAAAAATAAAAAAATTTAAATTAATTTTTTTCTAAAAATCGTCGCTGTCTGGCTCTCTCGCTCTCTCGCTGGGTCATTGGTTCATTGTATGTATATATGTATTATTACTGTTATTCTTATGATGATGAAAGGTTATGAAGAGTGATGATGAAAGATGATGAATGATGATGAACAGTCACTCAATCACTCAAGCAGTCAGTCACTCAAGCAATCAAGCAATCAGTCAGTCAATCATAAATACAAGGCAAAAAAAGAGGGAGCCGAAGCTCCCTCAATCTTAGGCGTCTAGTTCAATGTAACCAGCTTCGGTCAACATTTTCCTATAGAAGTCATAAATCCTCTTTGGAGTTTGAACAGTTCGTAAACCGTTATCAAGCAATCCGTTTACGATCTCTTCCTGAGTGGCTGTACCACCGAGCTTATCAAGAGTTTCAAGAATAATCATAGCTTGAGAAGCAATCTTTCTATTCTCGATAGCTTTAGTCAATAGCTTAACTTTTCTATTATTGAAACCGTTCTTAGCTGGTGCAGGGATCCCTGAGTTACCAACTGGGCTATTGATAGTTTTTGTAGTTTTCGCTACTTTTTTAGTTTTACTCATAACTTTCTTCCTTTCTAAAAATATTTAAGTTATACCATTATTCTATACGAAAACTTTACTATAGTAAAGCCCTTTCTTATGAGAAACAAATGTTTTTTATCTTACCGTTCGTCAATCAATCATACATATTCGCTTGAGCAAATCTTTCCAATCGTAAGGTGGTTCTTGGACCTCAATAAATTTAGATGATGAAAGGTGGCGTTCTCTTAGATTGATTGACTCTACTCCTGGAACCAGCCAAAGAAAATGTTTTGAAGGATCGTGGATAAGAATCCATGAAAGACCACCCACGTTTGCTCTACGCATGTGCCATGCACATTGTTGAGGCGAAAGATTGACAGATTGAAGAGAGCCAATCTTCAGTTCAAGCCAGAACTCTTTGCCCTGCCAACAGCCATTGACATCAGGAACTCCTGTTCCCATGCCACCAGTCTCAATTCTTTGCCAGTGAACTTTTGACAGGTTCGTCTTTAGTGCTTTGTATAATGCCTTTTCCGTTTTCATGATTGACTGTCTGATTGATTGTTTTTATATTGCTACCATCAACAATATGCTTTATCCTTGAAATAAGGTCCTCTGAACTCATGCTTTCCATTTTTGAAACCATAACTTCTTTCCGATCAATATATAACCCAGCAACCTTACCTCTTGACACCTCTGCCGAGATCGCTGCAGCAATTTGCCCTGAATCCTTGGCTTCGTCTCGCAAATGGGAAAGTTCAGTTAGATGTGAGTCAACACTGACTTCTGCTCTTTGATTCTGCTTTTCCAAAAGTTCGATAATGTAGTTTGCTACAAGTGGGTTTTTGCGAAGCATTGCAGAACCTTGAACTTTTGAGCCAATCATGTCTTTCGTAAAGCCTGATTTCCGTGCAGCTTTTGCAGCAGACATTCCTTCAACATAAAGCCTACAAAACTTTTTATGCTTTGGTAGCAGTGGTCTGTGTCTCTTACCATCTTGCGTTAACCAGTAATTGCCACACTCTGATGGCAAAAGTGGAGTGTATTCAAGGTCTCGCATCAATATATCCTATTCGTACTTTCAAACTGTATGATAACACATATCTTACCAAATACAATGTAATTTTAAAATGATTTTTT